AGAGGTCAACAATTGGCACAAGGGGAAGCCATCTCGGATGAAACCGTTCAAAGGATTTATTCATACCTATCAAGAGCGAAGGAATACTACAACCCCGATGATGACACCGCTTGTGGGACTATCTCTTATTTGTTGTGGGGTGGTGAAGAGATGTTGAGTTGGACTGAACGCAAATTGTCAGCAAGTAAATTCGCTATTCAAGACGAGGAGAAACGAATCGTTACTGGAGCAGCAATGATTGCTGATCTACCAATCTACCGAAGGGACGATGTTCGTGGTGAATACTATGTGGTATTTGACAAGGAGAGCATTTTCAAGATTGCAAAGAAGTGGGCAAGGTCAAACAAGTACGATGCGGTGAACACACATCACAAAACACCAATCGCTGATGGCGTGAGTTTATTTGAATCATACATCATTGATCGTGAACGGGGCGTGATGCCACCGAAGGGATTTGAAGAGGTTGCCGATGGTTCTTGGTTTGTTTCATACCTTATCGACAACGAAGAAGTGTGGTCAAAGGTTAAGTCAGGCGAGTTCAAAGGATTCTCCGTTGAGGGTGTTTTTGACTTCCCGGTTGATGCTGATGAACAACTCCTTGAGCAAATGAAATCAATCCTTTCCCAATGGAATGGCAAATAAAATTGCAACACTTACAACTAAAAACTAATTAATATACAAATGAACGCAAAAGAAACATTGAAGGAAATCCGCACAATGCTTGGATTCTCTGACGAAGAAATCAAAGTCGAGATGGCAACCGCCACATTGACTGATGGAACTGTAATCACTTACGAAGGCGAATTGGCGGTAGGAACTGCCATCTTCGTTCAAACTGCTGAGGGTGATATCCCAGCACCTGATGCAACCCACGAAGTTGAAGGTGGATTGTTGGTGACAACCGTTGGTGGTTTAGTTACTGAAATCGTTGAACCTGAAATCGAAGTTGAAGTAGAAGCCGAAGAGTTCGCAACCGTATCTGCATTTAACGAAGTAGTTGCCAAGATGGAAACTGCCATTGCTGAATTGACTGCTAAGGTTGCAACATTGACTGCATCTAACAACAACCACAAAGAAGCAATGAGCAAAGCAATCGACTTGATTGAGAAAGTTGCTGACTTGCCTTCAGAAGAACCAACAAAAACTCCCGTTTCAAACAAAAAGAACGACCAGTTTGAAGCATTGAAAAAATTCAAAAACGCAATAAACAAATAAAACTATGTCATTTTCCGTAGGAACACTCGCAAACTACACCAATGAGCAGTCAACTGACTTGTTGGTAAAAGCCCTTTTTGGCAGCAAAACTGCAACCTTGTTGCAATCTTCTAACCAAGTTCAAGTAGGTATCAAATCTGCATCTGCTTTGAACATCCTTGCTTCAACTGTTTTCTTCCAGGCAGACGGTTGTGGTTACAATCCATCAGGTACAACTGCCTTCACTCAACGCACTATCACCGTTGGTGCAGTGAAAGTTGAAGAGACTTTGTGTCCTAAAACTTTGGAAGCAAAGTGGATGCAAACTCAAATCATGCCCGGTTCACCAACAATGATTCCTTTTGAAGAGCAAGTAGGTGCTGAAAAGGCTGCCGTTATTGCACAAACTTTGGAAGTTGCAATGTGGCAAGGTGACACCGCAAGTGGTAACCCTAACTTGAATCGTTTCGATGGATTCACCAAAATCGTTGCTGCATCTTCTCCAGTATTGGCGAACGCTGCACCAACTACCTTCACAACCGTAACTGCTGCAAACATTGATGACATCTTGGATCAAATCTACGCTAACATCCCTGCTGCCGTTGCTGAAAAGAATGACTTGGTTTGTTTCGTTGGTATTGATGTTTACAAGTTGATGTTGGTTAACTTGAAGAACGCCAATTTGTTTCACTATGTGGCTGATGCTGCAACTGAAATGGAAATGGTTTATCCTGGAACTAATATGAAGTTGATCGCCGTTGGTGGTTTGAACGGAACAAACAAAATTCACGCTGGTTCTTTGTCAAACTTCTTTATGGGTACTGACTTGATTGACGAGCAAGAAGAAGTGAAAATGTGGTATTCACAGGACAACGATGAAGTTCGTGTTCGTTTTACTTTCAAGGCTGGTGTTCAGGTTGCATTCCCCGGAGAAATCGTTTACTTCACCCTTTAATCTAAGGTAGGATGGCTTGTTTATTAACATCAGGATTTACCCTTGATTGCAAAGAAGCAATCGGGGGTATCAAAAGCATCCACTTAATCAGTTGGACTGCATCAAAGTTTACCGTTGTTAGTGGTGTAGTTACTGCAACAACTGTGGTGAGCGGTGATGTATACACTTACGAGCTACCGAAAGCAACCGGCTCAATGACAAACACCACAAATGTGAGCATTGAGAACGGCACATCTTTCAACCAAGCAGACATTGCGTTCAAACTTCGCAGATTGTCAACAACCAAACGCAACGAGATGAAACTCCTTGCACAAGGTCGTTGCTATTGCATCGTTAAAACCAACAATGACGAGTATTGGTTAGCCGGTAAGGACTTGGGTTGTGATGTGACTGCAATGGTCGCCAACACGGGTACTGCAATGGGTGACTCTACTGGATATGAGGTGACTCTATCCGCCATTGAAGCTGAAGCACCATTCTTGGTACAAGCATCAGTGATCACAACATTGGGCATTTAATTCTGCTTGATTCATAGAGAAAGGGGGTGGGCATTTGCTCACCCTTTTTTGTTACATAAAAGACAACTCGCTATTTTCTTTTGATGTTGTTGATTACAAAAGCCGAATCCAAAAATTGGTATTTAACGCTGACCGAAAAAGTCACGATTGCGAATCCTAAATTCCTATTTAGTATGACGCATTTGTTGACTGATCAAGTAGTCAATGTAATCTTGGCAGACATCTCCACACAAACGGAGAGATACAACAAATTTGCAGTAGTTGAAGGAACGACATTCACTCTCTTGAATGGCGAGTACGAATATAAAGTTTACGCACAAACATCAGCGGTCAATACGAATCCTGACCTTGCGAATGAGCTTGTAGAAATCGGAGTTTTGAAATGTCAGTTAGTTGACCAACCTGAAGTGTTCTACTCACCAGCGTGAACAAGCAACACAACATATTGCCAACATCACCGGTTGATGCATTCTTTGGGTTAGCGACTCAGAGTGGTGATTTGTTGCTGACTCAAGATTACGATTTTCTTGGATTTGATGGCATTGCTTTCATTGATTCAAAAGAATACAACCCCACACTCATTCAGAAGCAATCTAATCGCAGTTTGACAAGTAAGGTATATAAACCCACACTTGCATCAAAGAAGATTGATTACACGCTGAATTTGAAAACTTACAACTTTGCGGAATCCAAGAAGCAAAGGAACATCAGTCAGAGTGCGAAGAGTTATGTTCCAAGTTTGTCATCCAAGCAAAACAACATCACGCAAAGTGCGAAGAGTTACACACCAAATCTGAGTGAAACAATCATACAAGATGACTTCACTTTTTTAGTGACGCAAGATTTGAACTTTCTCACGACTCAAAATGGCGACTACATCGGTTTTGATAGTGCATTCATTGGCTATTTACTTACAACAAACAACGAGTTTATGCGAACTCAAGATGGCAACTTTTTAGAATTATGAGCAACAAGAGAATAACTGACCTAACCGAATTAACAACCCCGACAACGGATGATGTGTTTCCAGTTGTTGACATAGCAACTAACACAACCACAAAAGTTCAGTTGGCAAACTTGCCTGTGCAAACTGCGGTCACAACTGCACTTGCTACCAAACAAGCAACACTTGTATCAGGCACAAACATCAAGACGGTAAACTCAACGACATTGCTCGGAAGTGGAGATGTCGCAGTTCAAGAAACTCTTGTAAGTGGAACAAACATCAAAACGCTTAACTCTGTTTCCTTACTTGGAGCGGGTAACATCGTGTTGACTGCAAACCCAAGCGGTGTGAGTGGTGCAATTCAGTTCAGCGATGGTAGTGCGTTTGCAAGTGATGCCGCTAATTTCTTTTGGAACAATACCACAAAGAGATTGGGTGTTGGCACAAATACGCCAACAACTTCGTTAGATGTTAATGGTTCAATAAGAGCGGGGGTCAATTTAACCGTTGTTGGTGAAATACAAAATCCAACCGTTGGAGTTGTCAATATCAATGGCGAACTAAGAGTGGCAAGTCCAAATGTAAGTATTGGTTTAACTTCATATCCAGCAAGGTTAGCAGTCAAAGGCAGTGGCTCAACATCCGCCACTACATCGCTTTTGGTGCAGAATAGTGCGGGGACAAGTGCGTTGACTGTTAAAGATGATTTGAGTGCTACTTTTGGAGGTAGTTTGACAATTCCTAATTTTCAAGCAATTTCAAGTGGCACAAACAGTATAACTTTTCAAACTTTTAGAACTCTATTCGCTGCCGATTTTAATACTCTTGCTGGACAATATGCATATAATTTTGAGGGCGGAGGTGGAAATAACACTGTAACAAGTGGCACATTGGGTAGGTTTAATTTAGTGTCAAGTTTTGCACCAACCAGCGGAACGGCAGTATACAACACGGCCTTAATAAACCCAACAGTAAACCAAACGGGCGGGGCAAATGGAATTACAAGAGGTTTGTTTATACAGTCAACTTTAACGGCTGCGGCTGATTTTAGGGCAATTGAAGTGAGTAACGGTGGGGCATACATTAACACAACATCGGTTCAAGCATCTGCAATTTTACAAGCGGATTCCACAACAAAAGGATTTCTACCACCCCGAATGACAACAACCCAAAGAAACGCCATTGCATCACCAGCTGCGGGATTGGTTGTTTACGATTCCACAACTAACAAATTACAATGCTACAATGGTAGCACTTGGAACGATTTATTCTAATTTTGTAAATATATGAAAGCAATTCAAATTAATACAAGCGTAAACCTAACAAGCGGTTTATCAATCCCTTCGGGTTCAGTATGCGTAATCGCAGAAGGTTACGCTGACATCAAAAGTCAAAAAGACGGAATCATTCCCGCTCAAATAGCAACATTTGTTTTTGCAAGTGTACAAGCATTGGCAGAAGGCAAAGCACCGATTCAAGGCATTCAAGATTTTAACACCACTTTTTCAGGGTTGGAGTTAAGCGTTGCGGATTACGAAACCAAGTCAGCCGAAGTGCTTTTGGTGAACGCAGTATTCAATGCTTTGGATTTGATTTATCCAACACAGGTAGAAATCATCACTTTGTGAAACTAAGCGGTCGTAGTTGGATCGCTTTGATAATTGCGTCAGTCATTATGCTGACCTTTCTTTCCGTGCAATCCGCACTTGTTTTCAAATACATTGAGCCGACCTATACATCGGCTCTTTTTGGCTATTGGTCAATTATTGCCTTTATGCCTTTTTTCTATTTTGTGGTGATTGAGTTCGTGAGAAAAGCACGGCATAAATTCCAATCAATAGACGATACATTCAACGCCATTGATGCCAGTAACATCCTATTGGAGTTTGACAAGGATGGAACAATCACAAAAGCCAATCCAAAGTTCTACACAGTTCTCGGCTATGATGACATTATTGGACAATCGCACAAAGTTCTTGTTGCGGATTTTGTTCAATCACAATGGCAGTCGTTTTGGAATGAGCTTAGAGTTGGCAGATTCAAGCAAGGAGAATATCAACGGCTCAAATCAGATGGCTCAGAGATTTGGCTATTCGGTAACTACAACCCCATCAAAGATCCATACGGTGAAGTTTACAAAGTGATGCTGATTGCAACCGACATCACCGACAAGAAGATAATTGAAGCGGATGTAAACAAAAAGAATTCCTATTTGGAACACGCTGCGAAGATTCTAAGACACGATATGCACTCAGGAATCAACACATACATTCCTCGTGGTTTAAGTTCGTTAAAACGCAGATTGTCTGAAGAGCAAATCAAGGAGTTAAAGATTGATGCACCCTTGCGAATGATTGAAGAGGGATTGACCCACACACAAAAAGTGTACAAGGGAGTGAAGGAATTCACCAACCTGATAAAGGCGGATGCACAACTTGAAAAGAATGAGTTTGATCTGCGTGAAATTCTAATCAGTTACCTGAGCAGTACCAGTTATGAAAAGCAAGTTGTCATTGAAGAACTGCCCATCATTGAAGTGAACGAGTCTTTGTTTTGTACTGCCGTTGATAACCTAATCAGAAACGGGTTAAAGTACAACGATAGTTCAACAAAGGTGATTCGCATATTTGCGGAGGGTGAGTATCTTTGCATCGTTGACAATGGTCGTGGAATGAGTCAAGAAGATTTGATTCAATGGTCGCAACCATACAAACGAAAAGAAGGGCAGAAAGAAGCTGGAAGCGGATTGGGTTTGAACATTTGTATTGCGATAATGGATGAACACAAATTCCCAGTAACTGCGGAGAAATTAGAAATAGGTACTAAATTAAAGATAAAAATACGATGATTAATTCCATATTGCTTGTAGATGACGAGGATTTATTCCACTTGGTTTTTGAAGATTCTTGCTCGTTGCTGGACATCACACTTTCCCTGCAAAGTTTGACATCTTCAGACGAAGCCGATAGGTTATTTAAGAAGTGGTTCAATGAAGGACTTGATGAAGAACGCCCCGAATGCGTGTTTGTGGATTTGAACATTATTGGCAGTTCGTTTGATGGGATTGAGTTGATCAGGAAAATCAACACGGAGTATGGCAACGGTGTTGTCATTGGAATCATCTCCAGTTCAGACGATAAACAAGAAATTGACAAGGCGAAATCCGTTGGAGCTCAGTTTTGGATTATCAAATCCGATGAGATTGAGCCGAGATTGGAATCCTTTCGCAGAGATTATGAAGGGTACAAGAAT